GAAAGAACAGGAACGGCAGCCTTGGAATCGCCCAAGTCCAATGCCAACTGCCTTACACCAAAGCCAACGAATATCCGCTATGACCCCCGAATACACCCTGCAAGCAGCCTGCGTCAAGTTGTTTAAACTCTTGAAGCCCCACGAAGAAGGGCGGTTGTTCCTGAACCTCAACAACCCCCGAAGCCGAACAAACGGTCATTTTCTCAAAGGAATTGGCCTGACCGCTGGGGTTGCAGACATGACCTATCTATCGGACAAGGGAGCCATCTTCTTGGAGTTCAAAGCCAATAAGGGCAAGCAGTCCCTTTCGCAGAAGTGGTGGCAGAGAGTCGTCCAAGAAGCAGGCTACAGGTACGAGGTTATTCGAAGCGTTGAGGATTTTCAAAACTTAATCACTCAATTATGATAGTCATACCAATTACAAACGAACAAAGGGCAAGAGCCAAGGAATTGTATTCTTTTGATAAACTTAATGGGTCGTTTACAAAAGGAAAAGGAAATAAATATGGGGCTATTGGTGAAATAATTGTTTTTGATTATTACAAAAACAAAGGTTTTGACGTAAATAACAAAATTATTGGACAAGATAAATATCATTACGACCTAATAATCAATGAATTTAAGGTTGAAATAAAAACCAAAAGGACAAGATTTTATCCTCAAGGGCATTTTTTATGCAGCATTTCAAACCATAATATCAACCAAAGGTGCGATTTGTACTTTTTTGTTAGGGTCTTAGAAGATATGCGAACCGGGTTTTTATTGGGATATAAATCAAAAGACGGGTTTTTTAAGAACGCTCAATTTAACAAAAAAGGAAGCCCCGATATTAGTGGTAATGGATGGGTTTTTAAGGCAGATTGCTGGAACCTTCCATTCAAAGATTTAGATAAATTTAAAAAATGAATAGTAATTACATTCGTTGAATAAGTGTGTATATTTGCCTATACGCAATCGGATACAATGAATGAGAAATCGGTCAATAAGCACCCTTATCGCATATAATGAATGATAAATCCGTCAGCCTACACGCTTACAAAACCTCCCCCAGCGTAAGCCTATAAGCTGACCAACCAAACCACAAACCGCTGTTATGTGCTGGGCGGTTTATCAACACTAAATTTAATTTAAAACGATGTTTAAAGATTACAGAAAAACAGCCACAGTAAAGGCTAAATTATTTGAAAAGGGTGATGAAGATGGTTTTGCTCACCGTGACGGGATGCTTGGTGCTATGGAAGATGCTAAATATGGATTACAACCCGATTTAGTGCCATACATAAGCACATTGGAAAACCAATTTCATAAAGGTGAATTTGGTAAACACTATGTTTGTGTTGGGGTAAAAGATGAACGGTGGCTTGTTGAAAAGTCAATTTTTGAAGCTACTTACGAAGCGGTCAGTTAGCCTTGCACATAACTCGTTTATTCGCAAACCCATCGTCAGCCTATAACCTTACCAACCAAACCCCAAACCGATGAAACTATACGCATTCCAACCACAAGGACACGGTGAGCAATCGTTCTTCACTATTGCTAAAAGCGAAGAAGAAGCCATCAAAGCCGTAACCAAGCATATTGAAAAAGTTTACCCAAAGGGCAGTCCTAACGAATACGATGCATACGGATTTGGAACGGACTATTACAAAATGACTGTCATTGAAGAAGGACAGGTCGTTGAGAATAATAACCAATAATCAAACCCCAACCCCATGAAAACCACACCAACCGATTTCCGACGCTGGCAACTGCACATCCGCAAGGAATGCGTCAACTGCAACCGCCCCGACAAATCCGAAACCATCAAGGCGTGGTCCGTGAACTGGACCCTGCTTGGTCGAATCCTTCAAGCCAAAAACGCCTGACCATGGAATGGATTAAATGCTTGGACCGAATGCCGACACCTTACGAGCCTGTCCTGATTTTTACGACCGACATGAATCAAGCCTACGCATGGCTTGGGGATGGACGCTGGTACTACGAGCATCAAACGTGGTTCCTAATTGAAGTCAGCCATTGGATGCCACTACCCCCTAACCCGTTCTAACATGGACCTAATCTCACGAACCATACTCGGCTACACGGCAGAGGTCGTCGGAGTCAGCCCCGATGACATCTTGAGCGAAGTCAAGACCCAAGAACTGGTGCTGGCTCGCAGCATCTTTGCCGACATCGCTTATTCGGAGTACCTCTACACCTACTGCCAAATCGGGCGAATCATCAAGAGGAACCACGCAACGGTCATGCACAACCTCGAAATCCTTGCGATAAACATGAGAGCAAGGCCCGACATTAAATTTCTTCGTACACAAGTTTTAAACAGGACACGAGATTTTTTGCAACATTAGCGAGAACCCCCTTCATCTTTGCGTGAGTGAACGCAGAGGCTACCATCCTTGACCTGTATCGAAGCGGAGAAATCCGCAAGGCTTGCCTCACCATTACGGGGGGCAATCCGCTTTGGAAGGACCTCGAACAAGAGGTCGTCCTCATTCTGCTCGAAAAAGACCCCGACAAGATTACCAAGATGCAGGTCCAAGGCTACCTGCGTTTTTACATCGTTCGGCTGATAATGAACTTGTACCGGGGCAACAACAACCAGTTTGCTAAGAAGTACCGACATCACGACGAGAGGGTTGAAGTGGACCCCGAAACCCAAGAACTGGGCAAGGACTACGACTCCCTGCTCGATGACCTTTGGGCCATTGCCCAGCAAGAGATGGACTCTTGGGCCAAGGACGGAGCGTTCCCGTACGACAAAGAACTGCTGAACCTGCTCATGCAGACAGGGAACATGAAGGCCATGTCAAGAGAAACGGGCATTCCGTACCGGTCCATTATCTACTCAATCGAACAGGCCAAGGCTAAAATTAAAACCGCAATCGAAGCCAATGGATATACTGGTCTATCCCATCCTCATTAGTGCCTTGGCGACCCTTGCGGTCGTGGAGTTCCGGGTCCTGCCTTCGTGGTTCTACGCTTTGCCCTTTGCGAAGCGAAAGCCGTTTTCGTGCATGACCTGCTTCGGCTTTTGGCTTGGCTTTGCCCTGACCCTGCCAACCTGCCAATGGTACTTGGCCCCAATCCTTGGCCTCGCCTCATCTGCCACCGCAATAATCATCCGGGAATGGACCTTCAAATGACCAACGACCAGTTCATCGTTGCCCAAAAGCATCGCAAGTATTGGGACCAATATGTGGCATCCCTGACCATGCGACTGCCACCCGATGCCGTTGGGGAACTGCAAGCCATCCTGACCGCTCATGGACGACCGCCCACAAACTGGTGGTGTGCGGACTGCGTAAAATCGGCTCTCCAATACATTTACCTGCAAGCGGACTTGTTCCTCGAAGCCAACCAAAACACCATAACGTACCCACTGAATGCCAACCCCGAAGGCGAAGGATGACGAAGCCCAAGTGCAGGCTCGGATGGATTCGCTAATGATGGTGATTACGACCCTGTGCGACTGCATCGGAGCGGTGGACGATTCCAATGCCCCGAATGCATTTGCCGTGAAGATGAAGATAGTGGACAAGATTGACGAACTCATAGATAAAATCGAATACTAATGGGAACCAGCAAGGGCAACGGCAAATACATTGAAACCCCCGAAAAGATGTGGGAGCACTTTGAAGCATACCGATGGCAGGTCAAGAACAACCCAAGGCTCAAGACGGTATTCCCCGGCAAGGATGCTATTCCCCAATACGAACCCTTGGAGCGTCCGTTGACCTTGGAAGGCTTTGAGAACTGGTGTGCGGATGCAGATATAATTGAGGACCTTGGGGCCTATTTTACAAACAGGGACAAGCGATATGACGACTATGTAGCCATCTGCTCGCGTATAAGGCGAACCATCCGTCAAGACCAAATTGAGGGGGGCATGGTTGGTCAGTACAACCCATCCATCACTCAACGCCTCAACAACCTCGTGGAGCGTCAGGAGAACACGGTCCACATCGAGCAGCCCCTATTCCCCGACAATGACTGATAAACTAACCCTGCATCATGGCGACTGCTTGGAGGTGCTTCGTTCACTACCTGACTGCTCCGTTGATTCGGTTGTAACCGACCCGCCTTACGGGTTGTCCTTCATGGGGAAGCGGTGGGACTATGATGTGCCAAGCGTTGAGGTCTGGGCCGAGTGCCTTCGTGTCTTGAAGCCGGGCGGTCATCTTCTTGCATTTGCAGGAACGAGGACGCAGCACCGAATGGCGGTAAGGATTGAGGACGCAGGCTTTGAGATTCGGGACATGATTGCTTGGGTGTACGGGTCGGGGTTCCCGAAGTCGTTGGACGTGAGCAAGGCGATTGATAAGGCGGCGGGTGCCGAGCGTGAGGTGGTGGGCAATAACCCGACATTCAGAAAGATGCAAGAAAACGCATCTAATTACAATTTGCAAAGAAACGAGTTCATCACCGCCCCCGCCACCCCCGAAGCAAAGCAATGGCAAGGCTGGGGGACTGCACTCAAACCCGCACTCGAACCGATTACAGTGGCTCGGAAGCCCTTGATTGGCACGGTAGCCGAGAACGTCCTGCAACACGGGACGGGTGCGATTAACGTGGATGGGGGCAGGGTAGGGACGGAGGATAAAATTGATTTTGAAAGAAAGGAAAACGGCATAACTCAATCAGGATGGAAGGATGTAAATAGAAATCCCTATGAACAGCACTCCGAAGGCCGCTGGCCCGCCAACTTCATCCACGATGGGAGCGAGGAGGTAATGGGGCTGTTTCCGCAGGCTGGCGGTGGATTCGGCAAGCGCGGCGGGAGGAATGGTGCAACCGTTGGCGATTACGGCATGGGTGCGACGATGGAAACTGTTGGCTATGGCGACTCCGGCAGCGCCGCTCGCTTCTTCTACTGCGCCAAGGCAAGCAAAGCGGATAGGGACGAAGGGTGTGAGAAATTGCAAGAGCGTTCTGCGGGAGAATGCGTGGATCGGGTTGAAGGAAGCGCAGGGATGGAAAGCCCAAGGGCAGGGGCAGGCAGGACAAGCGGATCACGCAACCACCACCCAACCGTCAAGCCCACCGACCTCATGCGATACCTCTGCCGACTTGTAACCCCCCCAAACGGAATCGTCCTTGACCCGTTTATGGGGTCAGGCTCAACAGGCAAGGCAGCGATGCTGGAAGGCTTTGCGTTTGTCGGGATAGAACGGGAAGCAGAGTACATCGACATCGCCAAGGCTCGCATTCAATCCGCAGTCGGCTTGCTTTAATGTTTACCCTCACGACCGCTATCAGGCGAATCCGTCGGATGACGGCCCGGAAGAAGGTCATCCAAGGCGGAACAAGTGCAGGCAAGACCCTCGCCATCCTTGCGGTCCTAATCGACATCGCAGCCAAGAACAAGACCGAGATATCGGTCGTGTCCGAATCCATCCCGCACCTACGGAGGGGAGCAATCAAAGACTTTGCCAAGGTCATGCAATGGACGGGCCGATGGGTCGCAGACCGATGGAACAAGACCCTGCTCACCTATCACTTCGCCAACGGTTCAATCATCGAGTTCTTTTCTGCTGATTCCGAGGCAAGGCTCCGAGGCGCAAGGAGGCAGGTCGTCTACATCAACGAGGCCAACAACATCGACTTTGAATCCTACTACCAACTCGCCATCCGTACAAGCGAGGCCATCTACATCGACTTCAACCCGACGCATGAGTTTTGGGCGCACACGGAGGTCCTGCCCGAACAGGATGCAGAACTGATAATCCTTACCTACAACGACAACGAGGCCCTGCCTGATACCATCAAGAGGGACATCGAACTGAACCGCACCAAAGCCGAAACGTCTGCATACTGGGCGAACTGGTGGAAGGTCTACGGCCTCGGTCAGGTCGGGACGCTTCAGGGTGCGATATACGAGGACTTCGAGGTCGTGGAGGGTATCGATGTCAGCCGAGCCAAATTCGTCGCCTTAGGGCTTGACTGGGGTTTTAGCAACGACCCAACCGCACTCGTAGCAATATACCGCCAAGGGGACTGCCTGCTCATCCAAGAACTGCTCTACTCCACGGGCCTGACCAACCAAGACATCGCAGACAAACTGCGCTCGCTGGGCATTACCCGGGCTTGGGAGATCGTGGCGGATTCAGCCGAACCCAAGAGCATCGAGGAAATATACCGACTTGGCTTCAACATCAAGCCAGCGGAGAAAGGCCCCGATTCGGTCAGGAACGGGATAGACATCCTGAAACGCTTTAAATTGCAGGTAACCAAGGACTCGACCAACCTCATCAAGGAATTGCGGTCCTACACTTGGGCCACCGACAAAGAGGGCAAGAACACAGGGGTCCCGATTGACTCGTTCAACCACGCCTGCGATGCGATGCGGTATGTGGCACTCAACAAGTTAAGAGTAAGCAACTCAGGGAAGTATGTTGTCGTGTAACTTTGGGGCATGAACCCCGAACGCATCCTTGACCTGCTCATCGAAATCGGGAAGACGGTTGCAGCCGTTTTCTTCATCATCACCCTTCTAACCCTCCTTTGGACCTTATGAAAGTCATCCACTACTACCACGTTTATTGCGGAGGGAACTGGCAGTTAATCCTTAACCAGCACATGATGGCGGTATGCAACTATGGCCTCATCAATGTCTTGGATGAGATAAGGGTCGGCATCGTCGGTCCACCCGAACAACGCAAAGCGGTCAAGGAGGTGCTGGAGAACTCGATGGTAGCCGATAAGGTCAAGGTCGTGGTAACCCGGACCAACGCTTGGGAGCAGGCGACCCTGACCGAGATGTACCGGGCCTCGCAGGAAGAGGAAGCCGTGTACCTGTACGCCCACACGAAGGGGGCAAGCGACCCATCGCTTATCAACCAGTTGTGGAATCGCAGCATGACTTTCTTCAACGTCGTGGCTTGGGAACGCTGCCTGCAACTGCTGGAAGGAGTGGATGCAGTCGGCTGCCATTGGATAACCAAGGAGCAGTTCCCTCACATGGCTGACCACAACAACCCCGACGGCTACCCCTATTTTGGTGGAACCTATTGGTGGGCCAAGTCATCCCACATCAAGGAACTGGGCGAACCTGTACGAGAACACCGCTGGCAAGCCGAACATTGGATTGGAAAGAAGCCCGACACGAAGGTCCACGACTCCAACCCCGGATGGCCTTCACCCGAACGCTTTGTAATCACTTTTTAATGCAGATAGTCGTTGCACGGTATAACGAGGACTTGACTTGGCTCAATCCTTACAAGCAGCATTGCGTGATCTACAACAAAGGGGAAGCCATTGACCTCCCAAGCATTGCCTTGACCAACATCGGAAGGGAATCGCATACCTACCTGCACCACATCATTGAGAACTACAATCGCCTTGACGATGTAACCCTTTTCACGCAGGGCAAGCCCTTTGACCATTGCCCAAAAATTACGGACCACATTGACACCATGCTTGATGAAGGGATGGACATTCCCTTCTTAAACCTATCGCAATGGGTCCTACAAATTCACGGGTTAAACTGCAACGCTTGGCCTTACCATTGTTGGCCGAACCTTTTGCCGGAAGTCGTTGAGTTTTTATTCGGGCAAACGATTGAGCGGCAGGTTTGGTTTGGAGCAGGGGCAATCTTTGCGGTTCGCAAGGAAGCCATCCAGCAACGGCCCTTGAAGTTCTATCAAAGAGCAATCACACTACTACCACCAATGGTTGACTGTCAAGGCTACGGCCATGCCTTTGAACGGCTATGGCCCACAATATTCAACGCACTATGAAAGACTTATTTTCACGACTATCCGAGTTAGATATTGACTCAATGTCAACCGAAGAACTGGAGCGTTTACTACCTGAATTTGGGATGAACAACGAGATTCTTCACGAAATGCCGAGCCACCTGTCCGACTACTTCGGGAAGGGCTTGCGGTTTTGGCAGTACCCCAACCAATTCGCAAAACTGCTCAAGCACATTCACGGCAAGCCCATCAACTCCTACCTTGAGATTGGATGCCGATGGGGTGGGACTTTCGTGATAATCAACGAAGTCCTCAAGAAAACTAACAAGCAACTAAAGTCCTTTGCGGTGGACCTTATTGAGCCATCCGAAATCCTGAACCAGTACAACGATTATTGGCCCTTTACTTACATAGAGGGGAACTCGATGTTGTTCCAAACCATTAGCCCCAAACTACCGAGCCAAGTTGACTTCGTGTTTATTGATGGCGACCATTCCTACGAAGGGGTCAGGCGTGATTTTGAGAACTCGCTTACTTTAAACCCTGCCTACATCATGCTGCATGACATCAATAGCGTTGCCTGTCCGGGTGTTGTTCACTTTTGGAACGAGATAAAGGGCAACTACAAGCACCGCGAATTTATTGAGGGGTACGCATCGGTCAGGGATAACTACTTGGGAATCGGCATCATTGAACTATGAGTTACGACTTCGCCATTGTGGGTTCGGGTTTCTTCGGTGCGATTTGCGCCAAGCACTTGCACGACCAAGGCAAGAAGGTTGTGGTTATTGAGAAACGCAACCACATTGGCGGTAACTGCTACACCGAGGTCAAGAGCGGTATAACGGTTCACACTTACGGACCGCACATCTTTCACACGAACAAGAAAGAGATTTGGGAATGGATTAACCAATATGCAGAGTTCAAGCCTATCCGCTTGCAGGTCATGGCTACGGCCAAGGGAGGCATTTATTCCCTTCCTTTCTCGATGCACACCTTCAGTCAGGTCTATGGTGCTACAACACCCCAAGAGGCCATGCGTTGCATTGAACGGGATTCGGATTGCGCTGACGATGGCAGCCTTAAATCTGCTGCTATCAAGAAAGTCGGTAGAAAGGTTTACGAGTTGCTAATCAAGGGCTATACCGAAAAGCAATGGATGAAGCCTGCAACGGACCTCCCGGCAAGCATTGTAAATCGCTTGCCCGTTCGGATGACCTACGACAACAATTACTTCAACGACCAATTCCAAGGCATCCCGGTTGGTGGCTACACGCCAATCTTTGAGAAACTACTTGAGGGGGTTGACTTGCTGCTCAACACGGACTTCTTTACCGACCCATTGCCGGATGCCGAGAACCTAATCTACACGGGTCCGATTGACAAGTTCTTTGACTACCAGTTTGGTCCTTTGGAGTATAAAACAATTAGGCACGAACACGAATGGGTTTTTTCAAACAACGTGCAGGGATGCCCCGTGATGAACTACACGGATGCCGAGGTCCCATACACCCGAAAGATTGAACACAAGCATTTTGCCCAAGAGGAAGGGTACGGCTCTTGGGTCAGCACCGAATACCCCCAAGAGTATATTCCCGACAAGACCGACCCCTACTACCCGGTCAACGACCAAGCGAACAATAAGGTATATCAGTCCTACAAAGAATTAGCCGATTCAACTCCGAATGTTTACTTTGGAGGAAGGCTCGGTCAGTACAAGTACTTTGATATGCACCAAGTCATCGAGGAAGCACTAACCTTCTGCAAAACCAAACTCCCATGAAACTCCAAGACCTGACCATCGACCAGTTCCAGCGCATCGGAGCCATTGAGTTCAGCAGCGTCCTTGGGGACTACGACAAGCGTGCAGGAGTCGTCGCAATCGTTGAGGGGGTCGATATATCAATCGTTCGAGAAATGCCCGCCAAGAGCGTCCTAAAGCGTTACAAGGCTATTATCAGCGAGTGGAACGCATTGCCTGCATTGGGTTACAAGCGGAAGTTCAAAGCCGGGGGCAAGTGGTGGATCCCAACGGTGTTCACGGATGAACTTACGGCCGGGCAGTTGATAGAGTTAATGGACGCAAACACGACCGACGAGAAGCAGTTGTTGCAAAACCTCCACCGAATCATGGCGACCTTGTGCAGGGAGGGTGGTCTATTCGGATTCTTTCCGAAAAAGTACGACGGGGCTGCCCATGCGGAAAGAGCCGAACTCATGAAGAAACACGCCAAGGTGGGCGACGTTTGGGGGGTTGTCAGTTTTTTTTTGCTAAGTTCCGAATCCTTCTTGAAAGTTTTGAGCGACTATTCCAAGCACCTGATGACGAAGGCCGAGGGGCTGACGTAAGCCCTCTCGCAGGGTACGGATGGCTGATGGTGGTGTGGAGGATGGCAAATAAGGACGTTCTCAAATTCGATGCCATCTTCGCTATGAAGGCGGTGGAGTTCCTGAACTATGCCCTGCTGATTCACGACATCTTGGAAGCAGAGAGGATGGAAGCGGAGCGGGCGAGGCGCAGATAGACACATTCCAGCACGGGGGACATTTACCCACATGGAAACAACCATCCTCGCCAATGGTAAGCCCGTAAACAAGTTCGGTAGCGGTTCGATGAAAGGCATTGACGAAACCGCTTTGGAGGGGATTGGTTCAGTTGTCGGCCCCAAAGGTGGAGGCAAGTCGCCAACCCACGACGTGCTGGTCAAGTGGATTGAACGGGTCATCGAACTTGCGAAGAAGAACCTCGAAGCAGCGAACGCAAATGCAGGGGGAACGCTCTCGGCATCCATCTCACCCGAAGACATCGAACTATCCGCAAAGCAAATCGTGGTGGCTATCATGGCTAACCCCTACTGGAAGTATGTGGACCAAGGGGTGCGAGGTAAGTCCTCAAGCGTAAAGGCTCCGAGGTCGCCATTTCAATACAGGGACAAGTACCCACCTGCCCAAGCCATGGCCGATTGGATAGCCAACAAGGAAAAAGCAGTTGTGCCAACCTATTCCCGTGAACTCAAGCGGATGCGAACCAAGCAGGAGCAGGGATTGGTGGATGGCAGGTCGGTTGCCTATTGGGTATTCCAGCGAGGAACACGGGCCACAAACTTCATGTCTAACGCTCTATCCCCCGAAATGATAGACGTTTTGGTGAACACAATCGCTGAAACCCTTGGCAAATCCATAAGCGTAGCAACCAAACTATAAAATGGCAACAACCGTCCTTTCCGGGTCGCCCCAAGTGGCAACCCCCGTTTACAACAAGATGCTCTTCAAGGTCAGCGGTTCGCTGATTGCACAACCAAATTACAGGTACGTCTGCGATGTCAAGAACCCAGCAGGGACGACCCTTGCCCGGCTAAAGTGCGACAAACTGCCCACCACCAACTTCGGGTTCTTTGACGTTGCCAAGGTCGTTGAAACGCTGATTGCACCGACTAAGCCAACGCTGACCCAAACGGGATTCGTTGATCACGCCGGGTACTATTCGGGGTACAGGCTCGACTTCATGGAGGAATACGGCAACACCCCAGTCGTGTACACGGGAACCGTTACAACCGTGTCGGGGAATTTTTCCTTCGCAGGAAACTTGGAGCAGTTAGAACTTGCGACTTGGAGTGGTGGTCTGTACTTTCCGAGCGGTGTTATCGTCAACGACACGAATCGAATGCTAACAACCCCGACGACTCGCACGGTCTATGCGGACGGCTACGGATGGCTTTCCATAGGTCAGTTCAATTACGCAGTCGAGAAGGCTTACATCCAATACTGGAGTGCAACAGGAGCGACCTTTGCAAGGCAGTTCGATGTGTTAGCGTCTAGTGTATCGGGGTCGAATGTGATCCGCTTCGGGGTCGGGCCAATGAACCTCAAAGCTCTCACGTCGGGACAATGCTTGGACGGGAACCCCGGAGATTACCTATTCCAAGGCAATGCCGGGGACTTCTACGACGTTTACTTCTCAAGGGGGTCAAACATCACGATTCGTCAACGCTACGTCATCGGGCAATGCCAGCGGTTCAACTCCATCCCGGTTCACTTCCAAAACAAATACGGAGGCATTGACTCCTACACCTTTACGCTCAAGAACCGCAAGCGGGCCAATATCAGCAGGCAGACTTTCGGATACAACTCGGACGTTTACGCGACCACCACCTACGACAAAGTTTGGGCAGGTGAGTTCGACTACGTTTACGCACTCAACTCGGACTGGCTGACGGATGCCGAATCCGCTTGGCTGATTGAGATGGTCAGGTCCGGGCAGGTATGGCTTGAACTGGATGGGCAGTTAGTTGAGGCTATCGTCAACGTTAATACCTACCAATTCACGACACGCAGGAACGACCGACTTACCCAGTTGCAGGTCGAGGTTGCAGTCGCTTACAAGAACAACATCCTATGAGCGTAACCCTCATCGCCTACCCTCTCAACGATTCCAACGCAGAGGTTCCCTACGTCCTTGATACCATGGGCGAAATTGACATCGCCCTGACTTTTTCGGTGGAGGACATTGCCGACATAACCAAGCGGAGGGGGTCGTTCTCCAAGACCATCACGTTGCCTAATACGACAACAAATCGGGCTTGCTTCGGGTACGCTTACAACATCCAGTCCTTCGTGGGTGGATTCCAACCGAACAAGAAGATTCGTGCTGCGATGTGGGAGGATGGGGTCCAAGTGTTCAGCGGAGTGTTGCAACTCCTGTCCATGGCTAAAATCAAGGGACAGGTAACCTACGAAGTCGGGCTATTCACGGACAACGTGAGCCTCTTCAAATCCATTGAGGGTAATATGCTCGTCAACACGGCTGGCGTTACAGGGATGAACCACGTCCCCAATTCGGGCCACGTTTCGGGAACTTGGACGGCAAGCGGTACGGCTTCGAGCGGTTACGTTTACGGCTTGGTGGATTCAGCAGGGTTTAACGACGTGCAGGCCTTGGGTAATTTTGACGTTCCTTGGTGGAGGCTTGGGCCTTCTATCTACGTCAAGAAATTAGTGGACCTCATCTTTACCGAGGCAGGATTCCGCTATTCATCCAACTTCTTTAACTCTGCGACCTTCGGCAAATTGGTCATCCCGTATGCAAACGGCTTGATGGCGACCAACCTGTCGGGGTCCAACATTTTCACTCAAGCAACGGGTTCGGTCAGCGCATCGCTCGCAGGGCCAGCCATCAACTTTGAGTTCAGCAGGGACAACGTATCGCCCTTCTATGATAATAGCGGTTATTGGGTCGCATCGTCCAGCACCTTCGTCGCTCCATCGGTTCCGACCCGTTGGAACATCAACCTATCCTACGTTGTCAGCGGTGTAACCTTCGGGCTTGATGGCGTTGCAGGAGGCGACTTTACGGTATTCAACACGGCCACAAGTTCAACCCTTGCCTTGGTTGGAACGGTTGACCTTACCCGGTCAAGTTATCCGCTTTCGGGGAATGTTTACTTTGAGAACGTAACCATCCCAGCAAATGCGGTCGTCAAGTTCAGGTACGATGAAACGGAGGGAGCCACGTCGATAACCTTCAAATCAGGAGGCACATTGCAGATGATTTGCCTCGAAAACCCTCAAAGCATCGGGACCTTGGATATGCGGACCGCACTCCCTGCTGACGTAAAGCAGAGCGACCTGTTGGAGGACTTGCAGAAGATGTTCAACCTCCAGTTCATGCCGGACCCACAAGACCCGAAACTGCTATACATCGAGCCTTGGGTGGATTTCTACTCCAGCGGTTCGGTGGACTGGTCGCAGAAGGCAGACGAGAATCAGGAGCAGGTCCTGACCAATGGCGACCCGAACGCCTACACCAACGTCATCTTCAAGTACAAGGACATGGGCGATTACCTGTCCAAGACCTACAAGCAGTCCTATCCGCTTGCACGGGAAGGCTACGGAGGCCGAATCTTCAACACGGCCAACTTTTACGGCAAGGGCGACAAGATTGTAGAAACCATCGCAGGGACACTTATTCCCGCATCGTTCACGACGGACAAAATAGTAGGCAGGACTTGGGACTTGGAGGGAACCTTCACAAGCGGAAACATCAAGGCCCTGCAAACAGGTTACCGCTTGGCTCAATACAACCTCATCACCCCACCGACCGAATGGCGTTATCAGTACGGGGTAACAGGCACGACTGGCATTCCTTTGGCCGTTCCTCAAACACGGCTGCCCTTCATCAGCCACATTGACAACCCCTACGCCCCGACGATGGACTTGGCCTTTGGTCAGCCTCGGACGGTCTTCTACAACGCAGTCAACGCATCGGGTAGTTTTATCAACTACACCAACAACAACCTTTACAACAAATATTGGTTGAATTACATCAACGAAACCGTGTCAAGCGAGGCGTTGCAGTTGGAATTGACGATGATGATTAACGCAGCAGATGTTTATCAACTTGACTTCCGCAAGCCGATTTACTATGGAGGCATCCGCTGGCGATTGCTTGAAGTGCGAGATTACTTGGTTGGGCAGCAGAAGCCTTGTCGGGTAACCCTTCGGAGGATTCTAAACCTCGCTGAATTTGCTCCCACAGTAACGACACCGATAGCGAATGACCCATCCGCAAGGTACAACGGACCTATCGACCCCGACCCAGCAGACCCCGACTACGAACCACCCATCAACCCTGAACTACCCTCCGAAGGTTAAACTATGGCAGTTACTAAAGAAATCGTCCTCGAAGTAGGACTTAAAGACTCAACAGGTCAAGGTGCGGAATCCGCAAAGAAGCGGCTCCGTGAGATGCAACGTGCGCTTGTTGACCTTGCAGTCGCAGGCAAAGAGAGTACCGAAGAATTTCGGAAGTTAGAAGCCGAGGCAGGGGAACTATCCGACACTATTGGCGATGTTAGCCAAAGGGTCAAGAACATGGGTTCGGACACCAAAAATATTGAGGCGTTCACTCAAGCGGTTCAAGGTGTTGCTGCTGGTTTCCAAATCGCTCAAGGTGCTGCTGCATTGTTTGGCGAGGAAAACGAGGACATCCAAAAGGCGTTGTTGCAGGTCAATGCGACCATGGCTATTGCCAATGGAATCATGCAAGTAAGCACCTTGCTGCAAAAGGAATCGGCTATCTCAATGACGGCCAATAGGATTGCAACGGCCCTATATGATAAAACGCTGAAGGGAAGCGTTGTTAGCCTTGGATTATTTAGAACCGCCTTAATTGCAACAGGTATTGGTGCAGCGATTGTTGCGGTTGGTTTGCTCGTTGAGAATTGGGATAAACTCACCGCAGCGGTCCGCAGGTTCCTGAATCTACCCGACCCGGCCATCGCAGCGAAAGCGAGGGAGGACGCAGCCCTTCGTGAAGAAGCAGCCCTATCCAATTACCGGGACGCATACGAGAGGCACACGGACGCACAAATCAAAAAAGAAGAGGAAAGGGACCGCAAGCAAAAAGAGGCAAGTCAAAAACGATTGGAGCGTCTAAAGTCCGAGAACGATGCGATTATCAAGTTTGTTGCAGACCTCAACCTTGAACTCTACGGAATGGAGTTGGATAGGCAGGCCGAGGAAGAGGATTTGCAAATAAAAGGAATGCGAGAAGAGGCAGCAAGGAGAGTCCGTCAAGCAAAGGTAACCAATGATATTGCTAAGAAAAGAGCAGATAACGAGAAGCAGATTCAGGAAGAAATAACCAAGTCAAACGTAGATATTAGCAGGGCAGGCTTTCAATCGTTAGGCGAACTGGCAACCGCCTTTGCAGGTCAATCCGAGGCTTCGCAAAAGAAGGCGTTTCAAGTCAACAAGGCAGCGGGGATTGCCCAAGCCATCATTGACACCTACGCTGCTGCTCAAGGGGCGTTCAAATCTCAATTGTCCGTGCCTGACGTTACCGCCCCGATTCGTGCCAAGATTGCAGCAGGGATAGCGATTGCTGCTGGTTTGGCAAGGGTTGCTGCAATTAGCAAAACGCAATTTAGGACGACATCTTCGGGCGTTCCTTCTGCAACGCCAAGCGGTGGTGGCGGTGGAGAGGTTGCACCTCCTCCAATCTTTGCTAACCCTCAAACGACCATGCTTGGAACCGATGGTGCTGCAATGGGCCAAGGCCAAGGCTCATCACCAATGCGAGCCTATGTCGTGGAACGGGACATCACCCAAAGCACTCGGAGGGTTCGGAGGTTGGAGGAATTTGCAACTTTAGGGGCCTAACCACATTTACCTGCATGGAACTACCCATTTATAGGATGACCGTTGACGAGGTGGATGAAGGGGTTCAATTCGTGGCCCTGACCGATATGCCAGCCATCGAGCGGCCATTCCAAGCATTCAGCAAGGCCAAGCAGAAGTTCACCGAAACAGGCGAACGCAGGGTCCTCACGGGTCCGCTCATGCTTGCAGATACGCCCATCTTCCGAAAGGACGAAACATACGGGGAATACTACGTCGTATTCGACAAAGCCACCATCCGCAAGATAGTCCAAAAGTATTTCAAGCAAGGCAACCAGCACAACGTCAATGCTTACCACAACGCTGAACTGGATGGCGTGTTCATGTTTGAGTCCTACATAACCGACTCCGAGCGTGGTATCATGCCACCCAAAGGCTACGAGGACACCCCCGACGGATCTTGGTTCGGCTCCTTCAAGGTTGAGAACGACGAGGTGTGGGACAACCGCAACCTCTTCCGGGGTTTCTCCGTTGAGGGCCTGTTCGGAATGGACAAAACCGAATCCGAACTGGAGGTCGCACTCGCTGGCTTGGCCGATGAACTTACCGCTTTTTTGCAACAATTAACCCCCACCTACAAATCCCACTAACTATGAACCTGAAAAACGCAATCGAATCCCTGCGGACTGAACTCCGCAAATTCAGCACCCAAAAGCAGTCCTTCGCTGACTACAAGTTGACCGATGGCACGGTTGTCCGTGTTGATGGCGATTTAGTCGCTGGTACTGCCGTTTACGTTGTAGCCGAAGACGGAACTCTCCCTGCCCCCGATGGCGAACACGTTGTCGAAGGCGTTGGCACAATCAAGACCGAAGGAGGCAAAATCGTTGAGGTCATCGCTGCCGAAGTAGCGACCCCGGTCATCGAGCCGTTGCCCGTTGCTGCTGAAATCACCCCCGAAGTAGCCGTTGAGGTAACCGAGGAAATCAAGGAAGCCTATCCTGCCATGACCCCCGAAGTCGTTGAGGCCATCGTCGCCAAGCACCTCGGAGCCATCATGGACGAACTCAAAGCAGCATACGCTGAAATGGGTAAGATGAAGGAGAAAATGTCTGCATTCGCATCGCAGGTTGAAACCATGGCCGACATCGTCGAAAAGGTTTCCGAACTCCCAGCCGAAGCCCCAAAAGCAAGCGGTTCCGCAATCGTTGAGCAACGCAAGGCCCAAGCCTCGCAGAACTTCAACGCTCTCGCACAAGCACTACAATCACTCAAAAAAAACTAACCCCCTAAACCCCCACTAACCATGGCATACAATTTTGGCAATCTAGCCTCCTACACCGACCAAGAGAGGCTTCCTCTCATCACCAAGGCCGTATTCTCGGCCAAGTCAGCATCTTTGTTCACCAAGCAAGTTGGTGTTAAGTTCGCTGCTGCGTTGAACCTCATGGACACCGATGCAGTTCTGCAAAGCGGTGACCTTTGCGGTTACACAAGTTCAGGCACAACCACATTCAGTCAGCGTGTCGTAACAGTTGGCCGTATGAAGGTCATGGAAACTTTGTGTCCTCGCTCCTTGGAGCAGTACTGGATGCAGACCCAGTTGACTGCTGGCTCAATGTACGATGGCGTTCCTTTCGAGCAGGCTTTCGCTGAGCAAAAAGCCCTTCGCATTGCCGAGGCTTTGGAAACCGCTATTTGGCAGGGCAATACCTACTTCAGCGGTGTCAACCAGTTGTTGAACGCTGCTTCTGCTACCGTTGTTCTTGCAAACGCTTCCAGCACAACTTGGAACCCAGTTTCTGCTTCCGTTGGAATTACCGCAACCAACATCATCGGAATCTTTGACAAGATTTACAACGACATCCCACAGGCCATCCTGACCAAGCAAGACCTCGTTATCTTCTGCGGATGGAACAACTACCGCACCTTGGTTCAAGCCTTCAAGCAAGGGAATGCCACGGGTGGTTTGGCTGTATTGTACAACCAAGTTGACCTCGCAAGCCTTGCCAATGGTGAGTTCATCTACCCCGGCACAAACGTCCGTGTAATTGCGGTCCCCGGCTTGACCAACACCAACCGCATCGTCTGCACATACCTCGGCAACCTCTTTTACGCGACCGATTTGCTGAGCGACGAAGAGCAGTTTTCCATCTTTTATGCACGCGAAAACGACGAAGTACGGAGTATCGCAGCCTTCAAAGCAGGCGTGCAACTGGCGTATCCAGACTTGGTTGTAGACTTCAAGTTGGCCTAATGTGTAGGGGGGAGGGAAACCTCCCCCTGCTTTTTGTTCCTTGAAACTTAAACCCCAAATACACATATGTCCTGCTCCTTAACAACTGGCTACGCCCTTGGATGCCGAGATTCAGTCGGTGGCATCAAAACAATTTATGTCCAATCCTTCATCCCAACGGGGTCCTGCAATGCCAACCTTTCAGGTGCGGTTACAGGCTTCACGGGTTACGCTTCGGGTGGGTTCTTCGAGTATGACTTGACCAAGGCTACGTCCTCTTTGACTGAACCCTTAAACGCAAGCATCGAGAACGGCTCGGTTTATTACGCCCCCGAAGTAACCTTCACAATCAACAAACTGCAAGTCGCAGTCCGCAACGAACTCCGTCTGCTGGTCCGCAACCGTGTCATCGTCATCGTGCAGGATAACAACAACCGCTATTGGTTGCTGGGCTCTGCCAACGGCTTGGAAGCAACCGCTGGAACCGCTGGAACTGGTACTGCCTTCGGAGATAGAAGTGGCTACGAGTTGACGCTTACCGGGATGGAACCCGACCCGATGTTCTCGATTGCATCAACAGTCTTTTCACCATCGACTGCGCAGATACTCGGTTCGTAGTATCTTTGACTTAGGTTTTCATCATCTGAGGTTTGAGAGGGGCAGTCAGCAATGGCTGCCCTTCTTATTTTTACCCCATGAAGATTTGCATCGTTTACAACGCCCATCCAACCGGGTGCAGTTATTACCGCCTCGAAATGCCGAACGCTTACCTTGGCGACAATTACCCGGAGTTCGATTACGTCTGCGTTGAGAACATCACCACGATTAGCGACGAGGGGTTGAAGTCGATTGACCTGTTCCTGTTCAGCCGGCTTTGGTGTCAGGGAAGCATGGAGCAAGTTGAAAATGTTTACAAAGCATTGACCCAATACGGAGCGAAAGTCATCCTTGACTTGGACGACTACTGGGTGCTTGAATCGGGCCACATCATGTACCGCCACTATCACCAAACCAAACTCGCAGAGGTCATCCGCAAGCACATCAAATTGGCTGACTGGGTAACTTGTACCACCGAGCATCTTGCTGCTCGTATACGGCCTCTAAACGCCAATGTGAGCATCTTGCAGAACGAACCCTACGAAGCCTATCAGCAGTTCATCCCCAACCCCGACGAAGAACCCGACAAGCACCTCGTCAAGTTCGGTTGGTTCGGTGGGGCGCAGCACGGAGAGGACATGGAACTGCTCCGTGAGGGGATGCAAAAGTTACGCTGGGACGCAAACTTGGATGGCAAGTACCGCCTCTATCTCGGAGGGTGGAACGACAACAACCCCGTTTACGAGGGCTACGAGAAAATCATCAGCGACCAAGGGAACAATCCGAACTACGGACGCATTCAAGCAGCGGATATTTACTCCTACGTCGGGGGCTACAACTTCGTGAACGTTACCCTTGCACCTTTGCGAGATACCAAGTTCAACAAACTCAAGTCCGAGTTGAAGGTCGTAGAGGCAGGGTGGATGAACAAGGCCATCATCGCAAGCGAAACCATCCCTTACACGGACGTAATCAAGCACGGGGAGAACGGGTTTCTCGTACCTTACAACAAGCCGAAAGATTGGTACAAGTACATCAAGCAGTTGATCCTTGACCCCGACCTGCGTAAGGGCTTGGCTGACAACCTAACGAGGGACATCAAGAAGCGGTTCAACGTAGCCGAAACCGCCAAGAAGCGGGCCGAACTATACAGGCAGATTGGGCGCAAATTGTGAAATTCGGGGGCATCGCACATTTACAAGCAGATGCTTTACCTGAACCCCAACACGACCAACACCCTGACGGTTACTTGGACCGAGCGAGCCAGCACGGGGGACCGCTACATCTTGCGCCTTACGAGCATCGCAAAGAACACCACGACCGATTTCACCCTGCTGAAATCTGCCAACCTTTCTTCCTACACCAACCGCTATGACCAATTTTCGCTTACCTTGGGGTCGCTTGAAACAGGCTCGTATAAGTATGAAGTTTACGATACCAATAGCACGGTTTCAGCAGCCCTTGCGGTGGTTGAAACGGGCTTGGCATTTATACAAACCGCTGCGATAGGCTTCAACACCTACGCCAATACAATCACTTACAACACCTTCCTCGCATCCAGCGTGAGGGTATTCGATTCAACCTTTGACCAATCCTTCGCATGAGCGTACAAACACGAAGTGAACTCCAAGCGAGTGCATTAACTATCACCAACGAAACCGCTGCCGGGGCGAACACCGCATCCCGTGTGGGCGGCTTGTTCGACGACCTTGCTGACACCGCAACGCTAAACCGGGAGCGAGGCTTTGCGAACCTTTACCTCGATACCAACACGGCTTTCACCCCAACGCAGGGGCAAAGAGTCAAGTTGACAAGTGCGATGAAATCGGGCGTTTTGTCAACCTATAACTTTTCAAGGACCACGACATCGCTGACCTACACAGGCACAACAGGGGCGACCCTTCGCATCGCTGCGTCCATGGTCTTAACGCAGGGCAACAACCACCAAATCAAGGTCTACATCGCCAAGAACGGCACACCGATAGACCAGTCAATGACCGAGATTACAATAAGCCACTCAGACGGCCATGCGATTTACACGGAGGCATACGTTACGGGTGCGGTCAACGATGAGTTCACCATCTACATCAACGCAGTCGATAGCGGTACAAGTATCACGATTTCAGCCCTTTCATTCACAGTTCATACGCTATGAGCAAGTCAACGCAGCACTTCACCCAATGGCTTGGGATAGAGCATAAGGTCCCCGTGATGCTGGAGAACAGGTCCGGCAAGTACATCACCTACGGCTTTGCGAACGAGTATCCCTACTACCTGCTTGACAACTATCGCAGGTCCTCCAAGCACAACGCCATCGTCAACGGCAAGGTGAACTACATCATGGGCGGTGGATGGCAGGCAGGGGATGACTTGACCGTGGAGCAGCAGGCCCGGTTCATCAAGTTCTTCGACGGAATGTCAAGCACGGAGGACCTGAACGACATCACCGAGAAACTGGTCTTGGACTTAGAACTATTCAATGGCTTTGCGGTTGCGGTTACTTGGTCCAAACTTGGGACCATCGCCAAGATGGAACACGTCCCGTTCGAGAAAATCAGGGTGGACAAGGAGGAGAAGATGTTCCAAGTCGCTGACTGGTACAACGACGATATGATGCAGTTGTTCCCCAAGGTCGGGGACATCGAGAAGATTCCTGCATTCGACCCGGAGAATCGCCTCGGAAAGCAGTTGTTTTATTACAGGGTCTACGCTGCTGGCGTGAAGCACTATCCTCTCCCCGAATACATCGGGGGCAACGCTTGGATTGAGGCAGACGTACAGGTCGCCAACTTCCACAACAACAACCTACGCAACAACTTTTGGGGCGGTTACTTGATTAATTTCAACAACGGGATTCCTACCCCCGAAGAACAGGGGGACATTGAGCGTCAAATCAAGCGTAAGTTTTCGGGAACCGACAACGCTGGTCGCTTTGTTGTAACCTTCAACGACGATGCAGCCAAGGCCCCGACGCTGGAACCGCTCACACCGAGCGACATGGATAAGCAGTTTGAAATTTTGAACAAGGCTATCCAACAAGAGATATTTATCGCCCATCGTGTAACCAACCCGATGCTTTTCGGGGTGAAGACCGAAGGCCAATTGGGTGGTCGCAACGAATTGGTCGAAGCCTACGAACTATTCAAGGCGACCTACGTCAACGACCGGGTGCAGAAAGTGGAGCGGATGATCAATTATTTGGGATCCTTTAATGGCGTTGAGGGTATGGAACTTATCCCTGTTGAGCCTATCACGGAGCGACTAAGCGAACAAGCCCTGTTGCAGATAATGACCCAAGACGAACTGCGTGAGAAAGCAGGCCTGCAACCTCTTGAGAAACCTGCTGACGTGGTTGGACCTAATCCCCAACCCGATGAGCAACCGCAAGCCGTGGAAGCCTTGCAGAGCAACGACAACATCAAGAAGTTGTCAGGCCGTGAGTACCAAAACCTGATGCGTATTGTCAGGCAGTACATGCAAGAGAAAATCACTTTGGAAATGGCTCGGACCATGCTCTCGGCTGGCTTTGGTCTATCAGCCCAAGAGATTGACACGATGCTCGGAGTGCAGTCCCAAGAGTTCAGCGAACCCGATGAGGATGAGGACTACGGATGGGGCGACGAAGAGTTCAAGGTCTTGGAAGTGGTTGCAAGTAAGTTCGGATGCCATGCCGACGATTACCATGTCATGCACTCCAAGCCGATGCGGTTCGACACCAACATCGAGGAAAACATCCGTTTGGCCTTTGCCGAACTGGGCGAAGAAGAGAAAGAATTGGACCTTAAGATTGAGGCTTACCGCAAGAAGAACCGGGAAGCCAGCGTTGAAGAAATGGCAAAGGAGTTCGGGGTCAGCAAGGCGAAGGTCGCCAAGCGGGTCGCCTACCTAATTACAAAAGACCGCTACCCAATCAGCCGGGCCGTGGACAAGATTGCCGAGCAGAACCTACCCAAGAATGTCAAGGAAGTTGCCGAGCCAGTCTTGGAAGTCCGCTACAAATACGCATGGGCCACGGGTTTTAGCAACAAGGACAAAGGATCCAGCCGTGAGTTCTGCAAGGTTATGCTGGACTTAGCCGGTCAAGGCAAGGTTTACACGAGGGAGGACATCGACGGGATTAGTGCGATCATGGGATATTCCGTATGGAATCGCAGAGGCGGTTGGTATCACACACCGAGCGGAGTGAATCGCCCCCAATGCAGGCACGTATGGGAGCAGCAGTTGGTAATCCGCAAAGGCAACAAAATTTCAAAGGCATGAAGGCACTATTCATAAGCGAAGAAACGCTGCTCGACAATAGCATCATCAACGAGAACGTCAGTTACACGCAGATACGGCCAACGGTCATCAAGGTCCAAGAGATGCGGATTCAGCCCATCGTTGGCTCTCCGTTGTACGGGGAATTGGTTACGCAGGTCGTCAGCGGTTCAACGTCTGCCCTCAACCAAACGCTGCTGGAGGACTACATTCAACCGGCTATGATTCAGTGGCTCTACTACGAGTTGCCAATGGTCCTTGCGTTTAAGTACATGAACAAGGGCATGGTCCGCAGAACAAGCGAAGAGTCCTCGCAAATGAGCATGGAAGAGATTACCCGGCTGACCGACAAAGTGAAGAACGATGCCGAGTGGTATTCCGAAAGGATTACTCGCTACCTGATGGAGAACCGCAATTCATACCCCTTGTGGAACTCGCCTCCTTCTGCGTTGGATACCATCTACCCGAACGCAACCAACTATCGCACCGGGATGGTCTTGGACCGCAACCGAAGGATGGGAATCAGCAACCTTGACTACCCCTACCCCTACGGACCGCTTGCTGGTTGTAATGATTGCTAACGATGGGAGCGCACAAAAAAAACATACTGAAACTGCAGACTTATGTCATGGATAAAAATCAAGCAAGCCCTGCTGGACCTTGCAAATGCTCATCCACAGGTCAACTCCTTCGGGACGGGCGACCCGCTTGCGGTAGGCACGGACAACACCATCAACCTGCGAACCCCAAGCCGTGAGCGAATCGTCTATCCGCTCGTTTTTGCGGACGTGCAGTCTGCAAATACTGACGCTGGGACTTTGGACTTGGTGGTTGGGGTTTACTTTTCTGACCGTGTTGAGTCCATCAAGCCGATGGGCGGAGTGGTTTCGGGCAGCCCTACGTTGGGTTGGCAGGACAACGAGGACGAGGTCCTAAGCGACCAGTTACAAATCGCACAGGACTTCATTTCAAGCCTTACAAACGACCCAAGCGAAGACTGGACCCTCTCATCCAGCGTGAGCCTTACGAGATTCGTAGAGAGCCGGGATGACCGCACGGCTGGGTGGCAGGCGACGATGACCTTTGAGATTCCTTACTCTCACTCGGTTTGTGAAATTCCCACATAAAAGACATTTACAATTAAACGCTAAAAAATGCCTACACCCATATTGCAACAAATGCTCGGTCAGGGCGGTACGATGGAGTTCGTTGACGGAACCGTTACCGGCAAAAACTACGACTTCTTGATAGTCAACACCGCAGCCACATTCACAACCCTTACCGGAACTGGAAGCGAAAACCTGCTAACCGCTTACAACTTTAGTGGCAAATCCCTTTCCGCTGGCATCGTTATCAGCGGTCGCAACGGAGGCAAGATTACTGCGGTAACTCCAAGCGTCGGTTCGGTCATCGGTTTTACATTCCTGTAAGCAATGCTGATAGGTTACGGCTACGGCTACCCCACAAACCAACTGCTTGGCGGTGGCAATCCTTTTTGGCTTGCCTTCAACCAACGTGCAGACGCTGACGGGGCTTTGCCTGCCGAGGCTGCGGTCAATGGATGCCTCCAAACCCGATTCCTCAACTCCTTCCAATCATACGCTTTCTTCGTCTTTTACTCTAACTCTTGGCTGCCGTTTATGCAACGGGCGAATACCGACACGGCTGACGCTGCGGAGGTTCGCTTCATCAACTGCCTCGAAGTCCGAATGTATAATCTCTTAAACGCATAGCAGATGCCTGCAAGTCCATCGCTCCTTATCGTCCCTGCTCGCTTTAAGACGGGGAAACTTTACACCCAAATCGCTACGACTTCGGCTGGGGTTGTTCTCGGTTCATCGGGGGACTTTAACGTTACCCGTGCAACTACTGCGACCCGATATAATTCGGCTGGCTTGATTGAGTCCGTGGCTTCGGGTGTGCCTCGCTTGGATTACTACACCAGCGGTGGAACGGCTGGCTGCCCTGCGTTGCTCGTGGAGGCGAGTGGGTCGAACTTATTGTTGCAAAGCGAGGCGTTTAATACAACTTGGACTCCTCTGGGTCTTAATGCCTTTGGTTCGGGGAGTGTTGCAAATTCAACAGGCACAACCGACCCATTTGGAGGCACAAATTCCGATTACATTCAGGAAAACGCATCTGCTGGCACGCATATTATTTTACAAACTCCAGCAGGGCAAGTTAGCGGAACAACTTATACTTTTAGTTGTTTTGTAAAATCGGCTCAAAGAACACAAGTAAATTTTCTTAATAATGCGGGAGGTGGGGCTAATGCTACTTTCAATTTATCCGCAGGGACGGCAACCTTGGGTGTAGGCGTGTCTGCCTTAATACAAAATTATGGCAATGGTTGGTATCGGTGCATCTTGACTTACACCCCAACCACAACGGCCACTTTTAATGTGCAAGTCCGACTTGCAGACGCTTCAGGCAATACATCATACACAGGAACGGGAACATCGGGACTCTACATCTTTGGCGCACAACTTGAGGTCGGCTCCATCGCCACCTCCTACATCCCCACAACCACCGCATCGGGAACACGCAACGCAGAGGTAATAACCCTATCAGGAGCAGTCAGCGGATGCATCGGGCAAACGGAAGGGACGATTTATTTGCAAACAGATGCACTTGTTAGCGGGGCAAGTGATTTATTTTGCTTTGCAAGGGCTACAACAAACACTGTATCAATAAGCAAAAATTCTACCAATATAATTCAAGCCACCGTATACACATCTGGCCCATCGCCAGCTTTATTTATAGCAGCATCAGGCACCGTGTCAGGAAATCTGAAAATAGCGGTTGCATACAAGACTGGCGAAAGCGCTTTGTATATCAACGGGGTTCAAATTGGGACGAGTTCAACCGCATTCTCTTTTGCTGCTGCATTAACTGAGATTAATATAAACGCGACTGGATTTTTTGAGGGGAGAGGCAACGAAAGGATTAGTGCCTTATCCCTCTACACTACTCGCTTAACCAACGCAGAACTCGCTGCCCTAACAACCCTCTAACGATGGCTACCTTCCGAAAATACGCATTCCCCAAGCAGGTCGACGCTGACAAGGTGCTGGCTCTTTGCACAGGCACGACCGCTGCGGTTTCCCTTGGGGTCTTGGACGGCCTTGTGTGCTACGACATCCTTTGGGAGGGCGACGCACCTGAAGATGCGACCCAGTACGAAACTTGGCCCGAACCAGTCGGAATCCACACCTTCGCAGGATGGGACGAGCAGTAC